GAGAAGTTTTACTTCTTGGCGCAGGAAAAGGCTCACCCGTATCCGTTTGGTGTCTATACCTTGTCGGATGAAGCCATAGCCTATGCCGATGCCCAGAACGAACAGGCGATGGCTGTCGGCATTAAGTGCCGTGAGCAAGACCTGTACCTGCCGTTCAACCAAGAGGGGATCAAAGAGTTTGGCCTTTCTGACCTTAACTGAAGAAGAGAAAGCCCAAGAGAAGCAGTGGGCTGATGACATCAAATATCACGCTGCTCGATGGTGTTGGAACCGCAAAAAATACGCCACCCCAAACAACCCGCCGCACCGTAGAGTCACATGGGGGCAGTGGTTTGAGAAAAAGTTTGGCGAGCCGCTCGATGCGTATGCTGCTCGGATGGCAGAACAGAAAAGGGCAAAGGGTTGACTTCGCTTGACCTGTCCAAGCTCAAATCTGAGTTGGAGGCCAAGGACAAGATAAGCGAAGTACAAGAGGCGCTGATGAATTACGCAACCTTGATGGTTGCGTACCCAGATGCAAAGGAAGATCAATCTAGCCAGTGGCTCGAAGCCCTGAATGCTTGCAGGGTCGAGCTACGGCGTAGGTTTCGTCGGTAGCCAACTTTCAGTGTCCGAGTATTGCAATCGGTGAAAGTTGGCGTTTAGGGCCGCTTACGCGGCCTCTTGTTTTGCATGTTGACTAACGAAGTTAGCAATAGGGCCAGACCACTCCATCTCGAAAACATCGCTGTCGTAAGACTTTCGCTTGTAGGCGGCGACAAACCATCCGTCAATACGCTTCTTTACGTCGTATCGGTATTCAGTATCGCCGTGAGCTTCGTGCCCGTCCGTCAGTTCCGCTCGCTCGTTTGCCCACAAGAAGCAAGGTAGGAAGGGTCGGTCACTGATACGCATAAGATCGAGAGTGTCTTTGAAATAAGACGCTGCACCAGACAGGTATCCGTCGTGGTGGATGTAGAAGGTTGCGGTGCTGAAGCCGCTTTTGATTTGGTATGTTGCTCTTGTTGACATCACATTTTCCTTAGTTGGTTTTCCAAGACACCTTGCGGTGTTTCGGCTGGGAACCACCCAGCCTCGTCAGTTGGAGTTTAGATCGCCCTGACATTGTCAGGGCTGTAGAATCCTTCGGTGTCTCTGATTTCGTTGATCGCCTTGATTCTTTTTTTGGTGAAGCCCGTGATTGTTCCATACACCGGGAACCAGCCGTCATCGTCTAAATTGCTAGGCGAAACAAAGTTTTTGCAGTTAAGAACCACCCTTTGCCCGATTTTGTAGTTTTGGTCTTCCATCATCTTTCTCCGTTAGCGGGGAGGGTCATCCTCCCGACACAGATATAGTCTCATAATCCCGTGTCGTTGTACACACATTTGTGCAAAATAGTGTAAATAAATTTAGTTAAGCGACAAGCTCTGGTCGTTTCCATTCAAGCTCTGCGATCACCTCTTTCTTGGTGCCACGTCCGCTCACGATGCGAGTACCGTTCTCGGTAGCAATCCATCCGCTTCCGCTTTTGCGTACAACGATGTCCTCTGCGCCTTTGACTACCCACTCGGCAGCTTCGTTGCCGAAACCGTTGCCAGCCCAGTATGCGTCTGCTTTTTTGGTAAGTTTGATCATCACGTTCTCCTTTGCTATGCCAACTATTATACAGATTGCCGTGTCGTTGTACACATTTATTTACAATTAAATGCAGAAAAGTGCAAATTAGACCAAGCTATTGTAGTTTTCGATCAGCCTTTTCTTGTCGTAAAGCCAGAAAACAAGTAGGTAGCGGTCACCGCTGTCTACCGCTAAGCCACGGTGCAGGTTGGTGAAGGAGGGAAAGATCAGCGCGTGGCCGCTGGGCAGCGGACTCAGCACCCCGTGGCTGTGGAACTCAGTGCCACCGCCCTTGTACTCGTCGGTGTTCAGCGGAACCACAACGCTGATGTCGGCGCTTTCGTCGTGGTGCCACGCCCCTTTCTGCTTGTCCTTGGGATTGTAGTTGGCTATCTGAATCGAGGCCACGTCACGACAGTCTCTGTGGTACAGGACATTGAATATGGGGTTCAAGACGTTCTGCACCACAAACCACATATTGCGATACAGCTCAGGCGTATGCTCTTGCAGCACAATCTCTGGTATCTGCCTTAGCTCGTCCTCTTCTTGATTTGGCTCGAAGGGTATCTCTTTCTCCATCTGCTTGATCTCTTCGACCAACATCTTGCAGAACTGCCTGCGGAACAAGGGCACTCGATACACGTCTGGAAATATCTTCTTGCAGAGCTGGGAGACAGGCGTTTTAGGCAAGCTCTCCCGCCCATCCTGAGCGCGAAAGTCCGCAATCATCGGTACGCTTTCCTGTACGGCCTTGTACAGCGGCTGGTTGATCATCCAATGCGACTGCATCGACAGCATATAGTTTTTGATTTCATACATTTGTGCAATGATATACAATCCTATACAATTGCTCAATATTAATCAGAGAACCGTCATGGAAATCGAAGAACCAGTCGCCGCTGATCGACGGAGAAAGTCGCTGGCTATCGACCTAGAAACATACGAGATGCTGCGTGAGATATGCGCTAGAGAGCGCCGCACGTTGATAAGTCAGTTGCAGTTAATGATCGAAGAAAGACATGAAGAGCTGTTCAATAGGGATCGACATTGAAAAACATATTCAGAAAGAAGCCGACCCAGATACCGCAATCGTATCGGCCCGTGGCTAACGCTGACGAGGTTATCGACCTGTTCAGCAGAATGACCCTGCATCAACAGGCTGCGCTCTTACGGCTTTGTAGCCGCAACCTAATGATCGACTTCGAGGGTGAGTTCCATATGGGTTACGACTTTGACTGGAATGTCAGTGGCGCAATGATCATCGCCAGCCCTGCTGATATGGACGAACCAACCCTACCGATGCTAAGCGAGGGAAGCGATCCCGCCTAATGGCCCTCTCAAGCGCATAGCCAGCTCTCTATCCTTGTCTGATGGCAGGATGGTGGGCGACATAGCTGGGTCTATCTTGCCTAGTGCTGGGGTTGCTGATGGGCCTTGTGAGAGAGGTTCAAACGCAGATGCGCCACCACCAACTTGTGGAACCGACAAGCCCTGCAGCATAGCCTGTGGATCTTCTAACGGCTGCTCTGGCTGAGTCACTTCCTTGGCACTCTCGATCATTTCTATGCCTTGAGGCCCACGCTCTAACTGGCCCGTTGTTGGGTTGATCTTATCTGGCACCAGCCTGTCTTCAAGTATGTTGTCAAAAACCTCAAATCCTCCGCGAGTCGCAGCCTGAGTAACAAAATAAACAGTTGGCTTTATTGCATCAATGGCCTTGGCTAAGTCAGCCGCAACCGTTGGGTCAATCAAAGCTTCAATCAATTTGTCTTCGTAAACCTCTCGTTGAAAATTTATATTTGCCGCTGTCATGTCATCAAAACCGCGAACTATTAGACGTTGTGGTATCTCTAGAGCAGATCTGACAGCGCCAATAGCTATCCGCCCCAAACCGCGAGTCTCTTTGTCTAAAAGCTTTTGCATTGCTAATAGGGGTTGAGTAGGCGATCCGCCTTTTGAGGCAATAAAGTTGGTTGCCTGCATCATCTCAACCAGATCAACGAAGTTTTGAAGCTCGACTGGCTCCATGATTGCCTCAAACACTTTGGCTTTCGTGCCTCTGGCCTTTTCTGCACCTCGACCCATCATGGTCTTGCCCCTGATGCCCAGTCTACTCAGGAAGCGATTAGGCACTCCAAGCGGATTGGTGCTTGACGCTATCGCGTCATCAAACTGAGTGCGTAACCATGTGCCCTTTATGTTCTGCCAAACCTGCGGATCTTCCGTCTGAATTAAACGGCGCAGCAATGTAAGGTCTTTTGGCTTGATGTTTCCGCTGAATAGTTTTTGCGTCAGCCGCGCTGCTTGCTCCCCACCAAGCTCCGCTGCTTGAGCAAGATTGTTTACAACGCTTCTTTCTAACGCTTGCAAATGACCTTTCGACGGATCGTAAATAGCCGTAGCTCTTGCGTATTCTGGGTTCGCAGTCTTGAGCCTGCTCGATATTTTCTCCCTGATTTGGCTGACTTCTCTCTTTAGCGTTGCTTGAGCGTCTTTGGTTAAGCCTTCAATGAGGGGTCTAAAGTCGTTTCTCAGAGCGTTGTGCAGCATCTCAGTATTGTCTTTAAGTGCTAACGCCCCTTGGGTGCTCTTGGACAATCCAGAAAAATCTGTCAGGGCATCTAAAAGTTCTTGCTTAACACTTCTGGCTTTGCCTCTGAGATTCGGATCGGCCAAATCCATCTGCAATTGTCGTGCGATATCACTTACGTCGATTGGAGTTTCTAACTCAAAAGCGTTTTGATAAACAGGCGTTGCCCTTTCTTGACGCTTAGCCGCAAGCTTCTTGAGCACCTCATCAGAGGCTTTGGTTAAATCCACATCTGGATCAAGACCTTGCCGCCCAGACAGCCTAGATTTCTTCAAACCAGCTAAGTAATCGCCACGCAAAATTTCGCTAAAGAAAACGTCTGCCGCCTCTTCAACCTGTAGCTGTCGGTTGTGGTAGAAGTCCCAAAGCTTTTGCGAGCCGGGCTGCATCTGCAAGTAACGCTGAATGGCACCTGCGTTGCTCATAATTCCTTGAGCCTCTGCCCGTGTTAGGTCAACACCAAACCTTTCTTTGGCAAAAGCAACTTTTTCATCAATAGTTTCGCCGCCATCTCGCAAGATGGTTTCAAGCGCGGTCTTGCCATCTTTGCCGGGGAATTTAGTCGAGGCGGTTCTAAACGCGCTACCTGCTAACTGCGCGGCCTTGGTTCCAAAAGGAATAGCGCCAAAGGCAGAGCTAACCATTAAATCATCGGCAAGTTTTGACGTTTTAAGCGGCGGCCCGTCAAACGCTGCGGATATTCCAGCTCGACCTGCGTACACCACACCGCCACCAAAAGCCGTTCCACCAGCGCCGCCAGCAGCCGCTCCAAATGGGTTGCCAGTCAAAAAAGCACCACCAACTAAGCCAGCCGTCCCGCCGCCTAACTCGCCAAGAAATTGTGCAGTTGGGCCAACATAGCGAGCGGTATCGACAAGAAGGTTGTCTTTGAACTCTTTAACCACCTCGTTGCTATACGGGTCGATGTAGGCAATGTCTTCGTCTTCATCTAAGAAGTAGTAATCAACAGGATCTATGCCGCGCTCTACCAACTCTGGAAATCGTTGCTGTGCAAGCCATGCGGTTTGATAGCCTTGATCGTTTGACAAGCCCTGAAGTAGCGCCGTGCCGACACTCGACTTCTCTTCTTCTCGACTCATGAGCTGCTGCTCTCTTGGGGTAGGAGCGACCAACTTTGATGTCATTTTAAGCATGTTTTGTTCGTGCACTTCTTGAAACCCTTTCTTTTTCAAGAGGTCATCGACAGTCTCGCCGTCTGCCACGGTGTACTCAATGCCTTGGTAAGTTACCTGCGTGGTCATCTAGCTTCCTTCGGATTCAACATTTGAAAAATCCGTGACCATTGTTGAGCTTTTCACCTCTGGGCGCAAAGCCGTGCGAAGGGTTTTGGCATACTCGCTCTCTTCTGCGGCAAATCGACGCAGCTCACCAGTTTCTTCAGCGGTCAAAAACGGGTTCTTCTTCTGCCAGCCAATTTCCCAAGACCTAGCAATCCTAAGCCTATCTGAAGCAGTTTCTGCACCGTCCAAAATGCCCTCTTGGACGGCTTGGTTCCAGTCTTCCGCCCTTTTAATGTTTAGGTTGCCAATTCTTTGCAATAGCGCAGCTTGTTTCAAAGCACCTTCGTAGGTAGACGCAAGAGTTGGCGATGCCGACAAAAACAACCTCATTTCCATCTCGGTAATCGCGCCTTTTGTTTGGCCCACCAAAGCCATTGCGATTCTTGTTCCAAGCGTGTTCACAAGCTGTTGATCAGAGATGGTTTCATCAACAACAATCCCTAAATCGTCCAAAATTTGACGAGCGCCCAAAGTTCCAGCCTCAACTACACCAAAGCCGCCTGGCCCCAGCTTTTGTAGTTGATACAAAAACATGCTAGTTAATTGGTTTTGCGAAATGCCTTGTTTTGCTTCTTCTGCCCACTCTTTTTCTAACTCATTTAGCGTTTTTGCTGACTCTTTGTCGTAAGTGCTTTCAGGGGTGGTGCGAGAATCAATCGTGATCTGCGAGTCGGCAAGCTTAATTTGTTTAGCACCCGGCATCATTCGTATTGCAGCAACTTCTACTTGGTTGCGAGGGTCAACCTCAATGGTGGCAATCTCACCAGTTTTGGGGTCAGGAACCTCGTAAATCAAAGGGTCATACGGCTTGCCAGCAAGCTTGATCCTCTCAAGCTCTAGCTTGTTCAAATAATCTTTTGCTGCCCTTTCATCGGCCATAGCCATCTGCATGGCTTGCAAACCAATCTGTCGATCTAGCGCAAGACGGCTTTCTTTGTCTTTGCGTAAACGCTCGTTGAAGTTTGAGAATCCAATGCCTGCACTACGAAATGCGCCAGCAGTCGGGTCGGCAGATAGCATAGCCTTGCCAATATCCGAGGCCATATCGTAAAAAGTTGGGCGAGTAGACTGAGAAAAATATGGCGCAAGGCGCTTAGAGTATTTGTCAAAGCTTGCGTCAAAGTCAAAAGGCTTTGGCTGCAAAGCTTTAGCCATTTCGTCAATTTGATTTTGAACAGGATCTACGAGCTGTTCGGTATCTATGGGCTTCAAGCCTGTACCGCTGCCGTACTCCTCAATTGGATCACCGCTTAAACCAACAATCTGCCGCTCTAACTGCGCTCTATTTATCGCCATTACTGGTTACCACTCCCTGAAAGCCGAGTAGATGGGTTGAAGAAGTTACCCAACGCGCCCAACGTCGCAAGACCTGTACCCACACCCGCCTGCAACGCAGATGGGTCTGGCGCAAACTGCGTCTGGAACTGCGTCTGACCTGCTGGGGCCATTTGCACGAATGGCATCAAGGCTTGGTACTGAGCCAGTGGCGCTTGCTGCGCCTGCAACAAGCCAGCACGTTGCGCGTCAAGCTGTCGCTGTCGCTGCTGCTGAGTCATGCCGCCAATGCCCTGTAAGCCTGCTACATCCTGCATACCTGCCTGCTGAGCCTGCTGGCCCAGACCGCTCATAAAGCTGCCATAGCCCGTCTGGGCGGCTCCTAGAGCCTGTCCGCCAGCCGCTTGCTGCGCTCCAATCTGACCGTACTGACCTGCAAGAGCGCCAGCTACGCCCATGCCCGTTTGACCAGCTTGTTGTCTAGCCGCTGCGCTTTGCTGACCGTAACCAGACAGTGCTTGTCCTAAACCTGTGCCAGCAGCAAACCGCTGCTGCGCCATCTGACCTAGTTGACTGCCGAGCTGCTGCTGAGCACCAAGCTGCTGTTGAGCAGTTTGCTGCAACAAGTTTCCATAACCTGTGCCAGCCGCAAGCTTGGCTTGTGCCGCTTGCCCTAGCTGACCAGTCACATCACGACCTGCGCCATAGGCTTGACCACGCAGCCCTGCCAAACCAGCCGATGCGGTTCGTGCAGCCTGTCGCCGCCTTTCGTCTTCGCTAATAGCCGTCTGCTGAGCCTGCTGAAAGCCGCGTGAGCGCAGTTCGCCAACACTCTTTGCCAAACCCCTGCCAAGGGCTTCCGCCCTTTCTTCGGCGCTCAGACGCGCTCTGGAGCCAAACGCTGACTCTCCGCCTCTTTGTATATCTCCAGCAATCGCGCTGATATCTTGTTGAGCAAGACCCTCAGTTGCGTCTTGGATCATCTGCTGCACGACCTGATCTTCGTAAGGATCTTGGTACTTGGCAGTAGCTCCAGCCACATCGAAGTCACCAGCAGTTCCTCGCAATAGCTCTTCAGACTCGCCCAAACCACTACGAAGGCGCTGCGCCTCCGTCATGCTCATACCAACTGTGTCAGTAATGTCACGGCCAAACTCGTCGTATGTTCTGCGACCCTGCTGCCGAGCACGGGCTAAATCCACGCCAAACCGCTGCGTGTCACGCACACCTCGACGAGCTAAATCGCCCAAGTCACCACGAAGCCGCTCTTCAGCCGATATAGCCCTGCCACGGCCCTCCTGAGTGCCTCTGAGCGCATCCATGAGCGCACGGTCTCTTTGGTCAAGGGCAAACTGAGCGCCGCTTCTTTGGGCTTCTAGCGCCCTCTGAGACGATATGGCTTGGTCTTCCAGACCTCTCTGGATCGATCCAATGCCTTGTTGACCTCGGCGCATCGCCTCTTCAATGAATGGCTGCTGTACGCCGACATTGGCCCTAGCCAACTCCATCGCCCTAATCTGGTCGGGGCTGAATCCTGCAATCTCTTGGGGTATGACAATCGGGCGACCTTGGTCATCAAAGAAGGTGCGCTCTGCTGCGCGAAAAGCGCCGGGTATGAACCCACCCTGACCATCCAATCCAAACAGCAGTTGCTGCGTAATAGGGTCAATGCGTTGCTCGGTCTTGGTTACACCAGCAACATAAGGCTGCGATGTACTGCCGCCCTCTTGGAACCGACGAACCCTAGCCAGTTGGCCCGGCGTCAATATGCTCATGCCGCTGCCCTCTTTGATTTAGGCTTATCTGCAAACTCAGCGAACAAATCCATCATCTCATACATCAAGGCTGTGCCGCCTTCTCTGCTTTCGCCGCCGTTTGGTGTCAGCGTGATGATACCGCCTTTACCCTTGGACAAGTCAAAAGCGCCAGCACCTCGTACTGCTTGACCTGTCATGACAAACTCGCCGTCTGACAGCATGGCAGGCACATCGTCACTGGTTTCTGTGCCCTCGCCGTTGATGCCACCGTTCATGCGCTCAAAGTCTTCTGTGGCTACGTTACCGCCCTTGGCGTAAGCCATCGGCATGACAGCGCCGCCATACCGTGCGGTCATTACTGGCTGCTGTGTTTCTTCGGCTCTTGGGGTTGGTCTACCACCACTTAGTGTGGGTATTGTTCCCGTTGGCAACAAACCGTACTCAACAGGGTTAGGTGCAGGCTGACCCGTGCGCCGTGCAATTTCGGCTTCGATGTTGTATCGGCCAGTTGATCCCTCTTGAGTGAGCGGGGTAAGGGCCACGCCTTTTCGGTTCTTGGCTTCGTCATAAGCCAGCTTGCCAAGCAAACCAGCAGCGCCGATAGCGCCCAGTGTTCCCAAGCCGCCTAGTCCGCGAGACCCAGAGGCTCCTGTTCCCGCTGTCCCGCCGTAATTGGTCAGGCCAAGCTTGTCCGTCAACCCTCCAAGGACATCACCGATAACGCCGTAATTACCAACCCCGTCAGCTCCGCCTCCGCTAAAAATGCCGCCAATACCACCAGTCCCGCCAGTCCCGCCAGCGCCAACGGTTATAGTTCCGCCGGGAAGCCTTAACATCTGGCCCGTAACAATCATGTTGGGATCGGTAATATGTGGGTTATTAGCCATCAACAAATCAAGCGAAATACCATTGTCAGCAGCGATCTGAGAGAGCGTGTCTCCAGCCTGAACTTGATATTGCTGGGAAGGCATGGGTTGTTGGCCGCCCAACCCGCCAATTCCGCCCAACACGTTGCCTAACGTCGTTTGGCCGCCGAATATGTTCCCGAACATGGAGCCGCCAGCGCCAGCTTTTTGTAAAGCTTGAATCTGCTGAACAGGCGTCATACCAGCTTTGCGAAAACCTTGAACTAAATTATTTACGTTAGGATCTTGTGTTAGCTGACGCAGACGAGAAACGGCATCAGCCGTCCGATCTGCTGGAGACATCCCCTGATAGTTTGCGGTTTTGAGTAAGTTAGGCAAGTCTTTGGTCAAAGCTTGAGCGGGGTTTGAGAATAACGAGCCAATGCCACCTCTCAGGCTTCCAGCGGTTCCTGTTAGACCCTTGCCAATTCCGCCCAAAAAGCTTCCGCTTCCAGCTTTGGTGATATCCCCAATGTTTTTGGTAAAGCTCCCGCCAGTCGCCAATGGGCCAGCTACGGTAGCCAAGGCCAATGGGCTTGCCCTGCCTTTAGCCACGTCATAAACAGTAAAGGCTTTATCTGCCAGCGCCGCTATCGGTTGCCAAGGGCCGGGTATAAACTGAGCCACCTTTGCAAGCGGCTTAATGACCTTCTTTGCAACCTTCTTGACGCTTTTCCAAGTCTTTTTGAACCAACCAAACTCTTCTAACCCAGTAATTGGGTTGAGGCTTGCGATACCAGCACCAACAACCGCTGCTTGCGGATCTATGTCTAGCTCGATAAGCCGCTTCTCAACAGCAGACTCAAACGCTGGATCATCCATTGACTCTGGTGGCAAAACGATTTCGCCGTTACGAAGATGCGCTAACGTGACATCACCACCTCGACCAGCCTGAGAAAGCTCCATAGCAAGGTCTGCCATAGGCGCGTTGGCACCAACTTCGGCAGCGCCTATCAAGCCGTCGATATATGATATTTCGCCTTCATCGTCGGTTTGACCGCGAGCCATCATCAACTCGCTAATCGCGGATTCTAAATCTTGGTTTGGGTTTTCAGACGGGGCCATGCTAGGAATTCCCATCCCCATGCTTTCCGATTCATCAAGACCCTCAACAGCGCCTTCTAGCAAGTCTGTCTCAAAGCCAGAATTAGGGCCGGGCATATCAACTTCACCCCCCTCTGCGTATTGCTCAACACCCATTGGCATATCTCCGCCAATCAGGTTTTGAATTCGATTCTGTAGCATTGCATCCATTACGGTGTACTCACAGTGACAGCCCCAACGCCAGCGGTAATCGCTAGTCCCGTTGGATAAGTTTGATGGCTATAGAGGTCTCTAAAACTATTACCGTCAAACGCTTGGTGTATTTGGTTAGTAGTATTGAAGATTATACTACCTGTTGCAAACTGAAGCTGACTGATTTCAGTCGCGTTAAAGTGCGGAGATATCGTGAAATCAACCGACCCAAGGTTCAATTCTAAGATACGAACCAGCCGGTTGAAGGTGTCCGAACTGACAGAATCGCCTTGAGAAAACGGCAACCTTGTCTCAAGCAGCTTGCTCATCCGCGCCTACCGCTGGGCTGGATTTCAATACGAGTCGAGCCAAGCCGCCACTTGTAGCCCTTCTGGTCAGCAGCCGCGTTGTCATCATCACTCTCAAACCGAAAAGCAACTTGCCGTGCCCTTGTACGCACATTGCTAAACGTGGTTGTCGGTGTGACCTGCGTGGTGGAATCGGTTGTTAGGCTTTGTCCGGGGTAATCTCTGCTCTTGAGCACGATGTTCATCGCAGGATCTACGCTAACCCCAGACTCGGTGACAAACTTCATATCAGGAATAATTTGCTTAACAAAAGTAAATGAGTCACCAGACGAGATGTCCAAGTCAGCACTTTCAATGAAAACTCCAGTCATAGCGTCTTCATAGTCATCAAAACCTGTTTCGTGCTCGAAAACACACTGCTGAGAGCTGCTCGTTGCGGTGGCATACGGTAGATCTTCTATGCCTGCGTCAAGCCATGCGTAACGAATCAAGCTGCCCACAGACCAATGGTTTTCTTCGTAGTTGTAAATGACGTATCGGCTGATCTCGCCAGTGCCGTCTTCAATGCTTGGGTAGAAGAACCATATCTCGCTGAACTCGGTATTCACGCCCATATGACATTTGAAAGCCTGATCTAAGTCTAAGTCTTCAAAGACGTACTCTTGCACAGTGCAGGGCAGGCGCTTGACCGAGCCACTGTAAAAGTAAAATCCTGTCTTGCTGGCATAGAACACGCCGTTTGGCGCATTCACAGCAGACTTTGGCGATAACAAGCCAGAACCCTCGTTAATCAAGTTGATCGCAAACGTCAGCGGTGGCCCGATAAAATTCATGCTGTACAGGCTGGTGTCGGTAAAGATCAGGATCTCCTGCCGAGACTTGATTCCGCCGACAATGAAAGAACCAGACGATAGGCGCAAAGAACCAGCCGTGTTGGTCGCTGTTGGCTCAAAGTCCAGCTCGTTCTCTTGATCTGAGAACGCCACCAACATGGGGTCAATCAACCCAGTGCGGACGCCACCTGATATCGGATCTGCACCAAGAACCACTAAATGGCGGTCTGTCTCTGACGTGATCACCTGAAGCGCCACTGTGGGCACTAGATTTGCCCCACTGACAGCAGAAAGCTCAAGCGCCCTGACGCTGGTTCCATTGTTTTCGACCCAACGATAGATGCCTGCGCCGCGAGGGTTGATGATCAGGTTCTCACCGTAGTTGTCATGCGTCCACAAACGGAGCTGGTTCACTGCGCTGATGGATGATGCAGAGCCAAAACCGCCAGAACTCCAAGTGCCCACGCCCCAGCCAGACGATTTCACGAAAGTGTCTAGCCCTACATTGATCTGGTAAGTGCCTACTACGCTTGCACCGCCGTTGCCTGTGTCCGATGCGTTAGCTGTAACCGTCGCACCAGACGTGTCTTTTGCAACGATTTCATAAGTGTTAGTGCCCGTAACCAGTGATATCTGGTATTCCTGATTCAGCACGTCCGCTGTCACGTTACCGCCAAGGGTGGCCGCTCCGCTGAATGTCACGAAGTCGTTGGTTACTGCGCCATGAGCAGAGTCGGTTACTGTGATCGTGGACGAGCCGTCAGTTGCGGCGAAGGTAACATCGCCAGCAGCAGTGGTTGCCCTGATAGGGGTAATGTCGTAATAGGCATTACCTTCTTCGATGTAATACTTAAACGTCGAACCGACGCCAAGGTATCGAACACCGCCAAGGCTTATCCAAGAATGAAGTGCTCGGCCTGTGCCAAGGTAATAATTTGAGCCGAGCTTTTGCCAGCCGCCTACTTTTTCGACACGACCCTTTCTGAATCTAACGAGGTTACCGTCTACCCATCCGCCTTTAGCCGAGTAGTCGGTGCCCTCCTTGTCGATGCCCGGTTGAAACTCTAGTGTTTGTAGCGGCATGAGCCATTACGCCAGCCGAATGATCGCGCCAGTAGCCGTGGGGCTTGGGAAGACGATAGTGAAATCGCCAGCCGTACTGGTTTTATCACCACCAAAGTCTATGACCGCAACCGCCTTGTCGGACTGATCGTCGTTGTAAATCATGCACCCTCGCGCAGTGATGGTAGCCGTGCCGAAGGTTAGATCAGCAAAGTCACAAACAGCAGTCGTGCCAGAGGTTGTTGGGGTTACCGAAGTAACTGTCGCGCCGCCCGAAGTGTAGTTGGTGCCGCTGGCTTGCCCCGTGGTCGTAAATGCCGTTGTAGCAGCACCCAAGGTTGCGCTGGACGTGTATAGCGCAAGCTTGAAAGCATCGCCGGTAGATGCTGTGAAGTTGTGAGTTCCAACCAAAAGCTCTTGCTTGAAGCTAGTAGGGATTGCAGAGGTGATGGCCATATCAAAGCTCCTTGATTATCTTTGCCATGTCTTCATGCCCCTGAGACGCAAGCAAACCGCGAATGGTTACCCTGTCAGAAGCAATAGCGTTCTTCATTCCTGCCAAGATTATCGCATAAATATGGTTGCGGAAAGCCTCGGCCTGCAATCGAATGTGCGGCTCAGCTTCTGCTGATATACCTAAAATCTTCTTAGTTGTCTCCGTTGCCCAAAACTCTACGTCATGCCCACGGTTTTCAGTCGTTGAAACCATGACCTGACCCAGCTCTACTCTACCTTGCGACATAACTACCCCTTATACGGTTCAGGTGAAGACGGCAGCTCCACCGTCTCTAACTTGTGCTTTTTGACCATCTGTGCCAGCTCTGAGCGGTTGCAGACCACCCACTCTCCCTCTGGATTTGGCATCGCTATCTTCGGGTTTGGTAGTCGGTGATAGCCGTAGAGCCTTTCCTCTATCGGCACGTTCTGATCGAGCAAAGACGATCTAGGGCTTACGCCAACCTTGACCCCGATGGCGATCATTTTGCAAATCCAAAACTCAAGGCAGGCTCTGCCAGCCTCTGCGAAGTGCAGGTTGTTTTTGTAACTGAAATCCATGCCAAACAGATCGACCTCGCCCACTTTGTTCCACGCTGCAAACGCCAAGGCATAAGAAACCGTGGTGTTCATGTAAGCGCAGCGTTGGTCTTTGATGACCTCTTCAAGCGGATATTCAACCAGCGCAGGTACGCGCTCATCTAGCTCACAGGTGTATATCGGCTTATCAAACGTAGGCAGGAGCTTTCGCATTACGTCGGTTTGGTTGCCTGCATCATCGGTATCTAAAAATCGACTAGCAGGGTCAAGCATAAAAACACGATCACAGTCGAAAACCGACAAGGCTGAGTTAATGACCCAAACCTCGTCCCACTCGACGCTGTTTTCTTTACCAATAACATAGTCGATCTGGGAGGCTCCCAGACCAATGATTGCTACTTTTTTGCCCTCAAGCTCTTTGATTGGTTCCAATTAGGTTACCCCTGTACGCAATAAGTCATATCGATACTCGTCTCTGGTTCCACGGCCTTCGCTCAGATTCTTCATCCGAGAGACGCCTTCCTTGAACCGAGCCTCGAAGTTGGCTATTACGTCAGGAGCTTCTTTTAGGAACACAGCAGCCTCAACCAAGGTGCCGTACAGTAGCGGATCAGGGTGATCCGTAGACAGGATTGTCGTACCTGAGTCGCCGCCAACCGTCAAAGACGCTGGCTTATACAGGTAATGCAACTCTGCCGTATAACCAGAATCTGGTACAGGCGACAGCTCAAAGGCTGTTTCGTCAAACAACGAGTAATACTTGGGCCTGCCAGTGGTTGTCGTGGTAGGGCTGTATTCCTTGATGAATGACGGATGCTTGAAATCCAAATAGTGGTACTTGTTGTCGCTATCAATAACCGCCAATGAAAACGGCGCAAAGTAGTCGCTTGGCGTAGCCAAGAAACGATTGCTTGCCGTCAACGTACCCTGCACATTCTTTCGCTGTTCTGGCAGCTGAACCAGCTTGAAGATGCGGCTCTCAGACTCTTGTATGAACGTGTTCAGGTTGTTGTTGAACGTGGTCTCATTGACCTGCAAGTAATCTTGCACAGTCGATTTTAGCGTTGCCAATGTGAAGCTCATGACGTTGTTACCTCCACGGTGCCAACACTACAGGTTATTCCAAAAGTTTGCAAAGTTGTACCCAAAATACCATTTCCAACATTTGTGTAAACGGTGAAAAAGTTGTTGTCGTTGCCGTCAGCCGCTTGATCAGGGCGCGTGATCTGCAATGCCTGCGGGTCAACAGGGGCTGGCTTTGGCATGAGTTGTGGATGCTTTGGTGACCACTGATCTGGGCCTACCAATAAGCCATCCCACGTCATCTTCATGTCTTTTAGGCGATAGCGAAAGCCCGTGATGTCACAGATGCCGTAAGCACGCTTGTTGGATGCGTAAGCCATTACGCTATGTTGTACCCACGAAGATCGGGGGCCACTCTAAAAGAGGCGCGGTCTTCGTCTTGGCTCAACGCTCGCTGGAACTCTTCCTCGTAAATCTGTTTCAGCATACCAACCTTTTCAGGCGCTCTCTTTAGCGCAATGTAATAAGCCAAACCAGCGGCTAAGCAGGGGTAAAATCGAAACGGAACCTGCAATGTGTTTGCCCCAGCATCTGCGTCATCCATACGGCTCAACACGTTTAGATATAAATCGTATTTGGATGTCTGATCTGGTGCAGGCCAAACTGTGATGGTCGGGCTAATCTGCTTGTCTACGAAATACTGGTTAGGCTTTCCCGTGCTTGTTTTGGTAGAAAGATTGGCGTACTCGGATCGAGACATTCGAGATAGCGGCACGTCTGTTGATACACCGCCCAAAGTCTCACGAATGAACACGTCTAAAACGTCAATTGTTGCGGTTGGATTTGTTGCGTCAACCGTGTACGAGGTCGTGTCTTTGACCATCGCTAACGTCTTTTGATTGATCGTCCATTGATTCAAGCCACGGTTTGCCCACTCTGCGAGCATCAGGTTGAGGGATCGATTGGCCGTCTTTAGGTCATAACCCGTGCGAAGCTCTAAGCCGCAACGCTCAAACGCTTCTTCAACGTAGTCAGCTACGTCCAACTCGAAATCTTTACTTCCGCTTACCGCCATCTTTTTTACCTGCGTAGAGGTTGTCAAAAACCTGATTCACGTCAAGCGTATAGTCTAAATCACTTTTTGAGTAGTGGATATGTTGGCTTGGCTTGAAGTCTGGCGCACCTTCCCCAGTCTCAAACCAAGCTGGGTGGGTTACCCGCACTCGATTATTCGGCAAAGCAACGATATTTCCAGTCCACTTCCCAGCATCAAGAAGCTCCAAAACATGACTCTGCTTGTGTTGCGCTGGGTCATCGGCTATCTCGTTTTCCGCGTAATCTACTGTGAAGTAATACTTAGCTGGATAAAATTCGCCGTCAATCTTGGCAAGCCAAGGTGTTGGTGTCGCTCGATCTAAAACGTAAACCGCATGGTTGTATGAGCTGCAATCCCAAGGCTGAGCTGCCCATACAGGCATTGGCTCTGGCCATTCATCAAAGGGCGTATCTGCAACCAACGCTGTAATTGGCATCCTCGCCCACATCGCGCCGCCATGCACGTTTGGCTCTTCGTCATCGTCGTAAGTCTCAGCACCCGTAAAGATGATCTGAAACGACAAACAGCGAGTCGGCATCGTCGTGACAGCAATAGCCATCGCGTGAACAAACTCGCCGTGATACTTCTCATGGTTGTGCGTGTATTCCTTCCGCACCCAGCACTTAAAGTGCGGGATATTGCTCTGAAGGTAAGCCACTAGCTGCGGCCATATAGACCACTGTTCTTGCTTGAAGGCTTTTTCATACCGCCTTTAGCTGCGCCGCCTTTGGCGTACCCCTTGGTCTTCATGGCCCCACCTTTTGCGTAGCCTTTGGTTTTCATGGCTGAGCCGCCTTTCTTCATGCCCATAGGCATTTTCATGCCTTTCTTGCCACCCATTGCGCCGCCTTTTGTGCCCATCTTGCTTTTCATAATCTCGCCTCCGTCTTTAGCGAAAGTTGCGACATTGGTAGGCTTGCCACCAACACCCTGTTTTTTTGACCGCTTGCGGCTAACCGCTGAAGCAATCTGCTTTTTGCTCATGTTAGCGGCTTTATCTGCGGGTACGCACTTAGGGTAACCACGATCAGAATCGCTGGCACTCTTACGCCCACACTTTTCAAAGCCACCGCCTTCTTTGGGCGCTGAGATGTCAACCCAGTTGCCACCCTTGCCTTTGCCAAACCATTTCTTGAGTCCGCTTCTGGGCTTAGCCACGAGGTACTCGCGTCTTCTTTTGCTTGCTTGGCATGATAGCGCCACAGCCACGGCCTTGAACCATCACGGTTCCACCCATGTTCATTTTCTTTGCCATGCTCTTGGCAATTGCAGTGCCGCGCTTGCGCTCATATTTACTTAGCTTGCCGTCTTTGTCCAAATCGCTTTTTACTGGGTCTAGCGTAACTTCGCCGCCGGTTTTGCCTCTGTATGTTCCGCCCATTCGCTTGTACTCCTGAACCATCCAGCCGTTAGCATAGGCCGAAGGATACACATCAAACTTGGCCTTAGCTTTTGCCTTGGCTTTTTTGTACAGGGATGGATTCGCTACGTTTTCAGGTATGTTGTCGGAAGCCACGGCAGCCCTATCTTAAAATCTAAATCTTAGCTTGCTGGGATCAAACGCCACTTTAGGAATGGGGAAAGAGGGTTTAATTGTCGGCGCGGGTTTGCTTGGAGGCTTGCTATCAAAAAAACCCATGTCTCTCGGCTTACCCGTGGTCAAGTCTATAGGTGTAGGCATTACTTGCGGTATCATCATCCTCGGAGGCGCTTTCGGCATTGGTGGCTGATACATGGAGTTGCCAGTCACAGGATCTGTGTAATATCGCCCACCGCTTTTAACCGCCGTAGGCGCGGGCTGTTTGATTCTTGTTGTGGGGGTCGCTGCGCGCTGACCCCTTGGGTCAAACTGCTCTCTCTCTTCAAAAAGACCCATAGCATCTGCGCGACCATCCGATACATTCATGGCTGCTGCTGAGCCACCGCCGTAAGGGTTGAACCCAGCGGCTTCCGACGCTGATGGGCCGAAGCCATAAGCGTCCATTTCTGGCTCAACGCTTACACCTTGCTGGCCCTCTGCGGAGCCGACCGTGATTGGCGGCGTTGTGGTTGCAGGTGGCGCTGTGGTTGCAGGTGGCGGCTGCTGGCTCTGCATCTGAGCCATGATGTCATCAGTAATCTGCTGACGCAGAGCCTCTGTGTCTACCTGTTGAGGTATTTCGCCTCGAAGCGCCTCTATTTGCGCCTGAATTGGGTTCACAGCAGCAGAGATTGCTTCTTGTCTTTGCTGAGATATCGGATTAATCGCTGCGGCTAAATCGTCTTGCGTTAAGCCAGCGGCTTGTAAAGCGTCGATACGCGACGCCAATTCTGCTCTCTGTCCCGTTGCTGCATCAACGGCTTGCTGAAATTGCGCGGTTTGGTCATTGACAGCGGCTAGTTGCGACTGAATCGACTCAATCGGCAAAGCACCAAGATTGTCGGCCAGCCCGCCGATTTGTTGTTCCAAACCTGCTATCAGATTCGCGGTTTCGTTGCGTATCGTTTCGGATTGAGCCGCGTTTCCAGACTCCACATCTGTATATAGGCTTTCTAACTGTTGATTCAAACTGTTTATTTCGGCTTGTGTGCCGCCAAGAGCTTCTAGTTGCTGACTGATAGAACCTATCTCGCCCTGCGTAGATTGTGCTTGTTGTCCCAGTGTTGCCAGCTCTTGATCGGTAGCGGTTTGCGCAGCGGCTTGTATCGCAGACAACTCAGAGGCTGACAATTGCTGTCGGTCTAATAGGTCTTGGAAATTACTCTCTATGACGCTATTGATATCGGTCAAATCAGTGCTTAATGACCCAATTCTTTCTGTAAGATCACTGACTAAAGAACCTTGTCGGTCACTCAAATCGCCAATCGCAGCCTCTTGAGCCTGACGAACCAGTCTGTCGCCTTCTTCTATTTGACGAGCCAGAGCCGCTCTTTCATCTAAACCGGCTTGGCGCAGATCGAGGGTCTCAGCGTCAACCTCTCTTTGCATGTCAGCAATACGGCCTTCAAGCGCCTTCGTAATATCAGAGCGTTGCGCCAATGCAGCGTCTTCTGAGGTAGATAGCTCTTGACGCAATAAGTCTCGCAGACTATCAATCTCGGCTTGACGAGCAGCGGTAGCGGCTTCATCAGAGGCTCGCTGCTCTTCCATAATCCGCTCATACTGGCTTGCCAGCATGTCTTCAGTGTCTGGCGTAATAGCTTCCAAAGTACGCAGCGTGGGCGCTGCTGGCGCTTCCCTTGGCCCTCTGTCGTAAACGGGCTGCTGCATCAAATACTGATTCAGAGCTGAGTATGGCGAAGCCGAGCTTCCGTACTCGTCTAGCGCAGCCTGTAGATCATTGGATTCAGCCATCTAATTCACCAATTTTTGCACGACCAATAAGAAGCTGCGAATACGTCCTTCTTCTTTTGAACCGCATCGCAGTTGTGGCGAGCACGAAAGTTGCGCCGACGCTCTGGACTGTCGCGCTTGATCTCCATATTCGGATCACCGTAGCGCACAATCTTTACTTGATCGCCTTTTTTGGCTAGAACCGCGAACTTCTTGTTCTCGCCGGGCGTTCTTTTCTGCTTGTTATAGCCGGGGAAAGACTCGCCTCTATAGACGAGCCTGCCCGACTTGGTTCTCTTAACGTCGCTTGTGTCAGCCATTAGCCGTAAGTCTTCAACACTTCAACAATCACAGTATAGGTGTCGCTGCTACTTGCGCCAATCGTCGTGAACTTCACGTCACCCGTCTTCCCGTCACCCGCATTATTGGGGATGCCAGAAAAATCAGAGTAATCGTGAAAGCCATTTGAGTCAGGCGAAAGGCCAATGATCAACGTGTCAGCCGTGGCGTCGTTGAGCAACTCAACGCCCATGCCGACGCACTGCCACCAAATCTTGGCGACAGCTACTTCTGTGCAAGCCTTTCCTGCGCTGTTCGTAGTCAACGCGCTTACGTCAATCTTAGTGACAGCAGTCTCACCCGTACCATCGCTGATATTGGTGAATTTGAGGACGGCTTTGCGCTCGCCGTCCTGAATGGTTTGGCTTGTTACTGCATCTGCCATTGCCTATCTCCTATTTTGTGGATTAAGCGTCAGCGAAAGGCGTAACAATCGTTCCTGAACCAAGCAGCAAGGTGTTATGTACGAGGTAGCTGGCTGTATCAATTGCTGTTACTTGAATGACGCTGCCGACCAAACCGCCTTTGGTTGAGCCGTTGAAAGTCATCACGTCATTTGCTGCGGCTGGGAAGAAAGCTTTCTCTACGCCGTCATCGACAGCAACGATCGCTGCACCTTTGAACTTGTCAGTGCCATCGGTAAGGATGTCCAAGTCAGTGGCTGCGGTTTCAATGTAGAAAAAGAAAGACGCGCCTACATTATTAGCTTGATCAGGGGACGTAGGATCTGTAGGGGTGGTGGAAACAATTGATGGCAAAGTAAACTTGCCGTCTGCGTCATTCAGCAGAATGATCTTGCCAGCATGAGCAGCCACGGTCAGCGTGGTGTCTGCGGACAGACTGACGCTGCTGTTTACGCCTGCGGTTATGAAGCCGCCCAGCGATCTGACTGGGCCTGACATTGTTATCTGTGACATGGTATTACCTCTTACGAAAGGATTCGCCCCAGAGTCTTCGTAACGTCTGCTGAGCCAGTCGCTGGGGCTTGATTTATCTCAGATCCTCAGTGTATGCCAACGACCCGCCAAAAAAAAGTTCAATTATTTGCACTTTTGTGTGTATACATAGTTGCACATAGACACGGGATCTGTATAATTAGGGCCATAACAACGGAGAATGATGATGACAGTAAAAATCTACCAGTTTCACCTCACGCAAGAAGACATCGATCTTTTGAACAAAGAGGGATGGGGCGCTTCAGGAAAAACTATGGCTTTCGCAGACAAAGGCATGGGCAAAATTGACCTGACTCAATGGTTCCACGCTTATAACCATGTTGCCACGGTAGATGCTACGGACTTGGGCGAAGTTTTTCGACTGACAAACCTTTGGGAAAAGCCAGAGCTAGTTAAAAAACACGCGCAAATGAGCAGCGTGTCGGTTGGTGACGTGCTGGAAATGGACGGTCAGTTTTACTTGGTCGCAAATTGCGGCTTCGAGACAGTCAACTTAAACAAGGCGGCGTAAGCCGCCCGAAGGAGAAAGTGATGGGTAATTTTTGGAACTGGTTGGAAAATCGCATTGACGAGTACGAGCTGGCGCGTCAGCGCGGCGTGAAGGCTTATGACGCTCGCATCAAGCGTATGGCGGCGGAGTACAACGAGGATTTGGAGCCTGTTTACTCGGAAAAGTCTGGTCGGTTACACGCGCCTTGCGACGGCTACGTCTGGAACTGGTGCGAGGGTGACAGTGAGTTTGAAGGCGAATATCTCGCGGGTCAGTATCTACCGTTTCCAAAAGAGCGCGAAAGCATCACCAGAGGCGGATTCACGGGTAAAACCGAGTTCAAAGTGCCTGTTGATCGCGCCGACAAGTTCATGTCGCAGTGGCAGGAGTTGCCAGCGGCGACCCGTCAGATCGTCTGCATTCATCAGTCTAGGGAGTTCAATGACAAGGGCCGATATGGATTACAGGGCAAGCCAATGCGCTTCCTGACCATCTCTAAATGCCCCGAAGACATCTGTGAAGCAATCCGCGAAAAGCTGATCGGTGATCTGGTCAGGTTGCAGAAGTATGCTCAGGAGCAGCAGGAGTCTGAGCGCGAAAAGCGTGACGCCGCCCATGAAGCTGGAGAGGATGCGCCAGAGGGACGCATTGTTATCACTGGCACCGTGCTGGCGTTCAAATGGCAGTCATCGCATTTCGGTGACGTGCTCAAGATGTTAGTACAGGATGATCGAGGGTTTCGGGTTTGGGGTTCAGCTCCCAAGAGCCTTGATGATGCGGAGCGCGAGAGCCGTATCACGTTCACCGCCACAGTCACAGCGTCAGACAAAGACGCCAAGTTTGGGTTTTTCAAACGCCCCACCAAGGCAGAAATACTAGAGGAGGCCGCATAAGCGGCACAAAAAAAGGGGGCTTACGCCCCCTTTCTTTTGCTTGGTATCTACGCGCCTTGTGAGCCGTAGATGCCGCGCCAGTCACTAAAGCCGAAGCTGTAACGCTCACGAGCCTTGTAACGGATGTTGCCAGTCGTAAAGTCTGGCTCCATCGTGGTTTCCATCGCAGTACGCTGGAACATCTTCAAGCCTTCACCAGCGTCGGTGACGCTAGTCAGCAGGAAGAAGGCATCAGGGTCAGTCAGGTAGTGATTGACCGTGTAGCCACCGGGCAATACACCCGTGTTGCGAATTGCGTTGATGTCGTTGTCAGCCGTGCCGCTACGAAGCGTAGAGCTTAGGATGCGGTCAGCAACAAACGTCAACTGAGGTGGAACAACCAGCTTCGTGGCTTGAACAGAGATCGTTAGACCCTTGTCATCGGTGAATGTGCTGATATCAATCAACGCATCTTCCAAAGACGTTTCGTTCAAGTCGGCCATCGATGTCGCACGGTTTGCAGCAGTGCCGCCACCCGCTAGAGGGTGTGCCGTGTTGATCAATGTTACGCCGTCACCGCCAGTGAAGTTGGTATCAAACGCATTGTTCAATACGTCAGCGCCTTTTACTTCCTTGGTGTTAGCCATAGATCGGGCCAAAGCCTTCACATATCGCTTGCCCAGTGAGTCGTAAAGGTTGTCCTCTACGGCTTCGTCGGTCAAAGCGAAAGCCAACGCAACGGTGTCGTGCGTGTAGCGAGCGGTATAAGACTCAGAAGCGTTGTCGAATTGTACGCCTTGGCCTTCAGTTTTGGTCGGTGCTCCACCGAAACCAGTGATCAAAACCTCTTCTTCAAAGGCTCGCTGTGAGTCTTCGATGGCAAAGATTTCTTCATACTCGCGGTCATATGAGTCGTAACTCATGCCGAAAAGCGAGTTCAGACCCGGCTCTAGCTCTTTAGCTAGTTGTGCTCTTGAAATAGCCATTATTTAACTCCCTATGCTAAGCCAGCGCCTTTAACGCCGAAGATTGAGTTTTGAATGACCACAAGCACGTTTGTGTTAGCCGAAGCAACATCGTCGTTGTTCGGATCTTGTGAAATGTCAATCGCCTTGATTGGCAGGGTCGTTGCTGTCGCACCAGTGGTTACGTCCAGCTCAGCTCCCGAAATGCCAGTTTGTGTGCTGCCAGCACTGGTGTACACGATATCGAAGTTGCCGAAAAGATCAGCGACTGGGAATGTGTCATCAGCCTGCACTTCGTAAACAACATTCGGATCATCAATGATGAAAGCGATGATGTCTGAAGCGTTGGTGCTTGCAGGGTAGTAGTTGCTGAACACCTGCTCGCCCGAAGTCGGATCGGTGTACTGACAACCGTTAAATACGCCAACGATAGGCACAGTGCCTCCGTCAGCGTGAACTTCCACCGTACCGCCAGTGACTTGAGCGACCATATCGCCTTGAAAAATGGATGTTCCATAGTTCGCAGCAATACGATATCGACTTGAGCCACCAGAATAAGGTGCGCCACCGATCATTCTGACCGGCTTCATTCCAAATGCAGCGTCTTTATTCGCCATTTGTAATTACCTCTATCTACGTCCAAATGTGACGTTGCTATCGCGTTGAGGATCGTATTTAACATAACGGCTATCGCCACGGGTCTCGTTGAACATGGTGTTGTCCAACGCATCAGTGGCTTCTTTGCTTTTAGCCTGATAATAGGCTCTCCGCTCTTCAACCGTCTCGTTAGGGATCTTCGCTAATAGCAACCCTTCGTTGTAAACCACGCCTTCGTGCCGCCCATTGTCCATCGTCGGTAAAGAACGCCATTCTTCAGGAAGATCAGTCCCTCTTACGAGTTCCCACCCTTCCCTAATTCGACGCGAGACATTAGCTCGATCTTCTTGTCCCAACATCGACTCCCTGATCCACCGATAGGTATAACCCGGCGGTGGTGTAGGAGTCTCCAATGAGCGAACAGGTCGCCACGGCTTTCTGCGAGTCTGATTATCGTGTGACTGCGAATCACGGGATGAACGTGCGCTTGCTTTTGTTTCCGCCATTTTAGCTTGCCTCTCTTGCTGCAATTTTTTGCTTCTCTTTGGCTACTCGCTGCAACCATGCCTCTTCAGACATATTGTGCGGCTTGAGACCTCTGAGACGCTCTAGTTCTGACTTAGAAAAGCTCACGCCATTCTTTTTGCCTTGTGTTTTTGACCGACCTCCTTGGGAGGCGGAAGCGACTCTTTGCACAGCGGGTCTGCTTCCACTTTGAACGGTCTTAGATCCACTTTTAGCGGATTTCGTGTGAGGATAAACCGTACCTACACGGCTGTCCAACTCCTCGTAATACTCATCTGAGCCAACATCATAGCCCTCGTTGGCTAGGTTGTAGTGGACATAATAGGCATATTGGGTTGCCTTCATGTCCTCTTCATCGTCTTTGTTAGCATACCAAGGATTGCGTTCATGCCACTCCAGAGCATCCTCTGTAGGCTGAACCTCTTGCTCGGCCTGCCGGTATTGTTCCTGCTGCACAAACTGCTCATTGCCTTGCGACACATACGCCTGCTCTTGCACTGCGGTCTGTTGTCGAGCCTTGGCTACACGCAGCTTTTCTTTTTGAATAGATATGTCGCTCTGGAGCTTTGCTGCTTTCGTTATTAGGTCTGCATCGCCGCTTTCGACAGCCTTGCGATACACATCATCAATTTGAGACTCCTTCGACGCCAAAGCCTCTTCTTCTTTCGCCAAGACTTGGTTTGACTGCTGAACCGAATACTGCCGGTACTGCTGAAGCTCTGCCTCTTTCTGCAAAGCAATCTGCTCAAGCTGCTGCGCTCGCTGTTCTGCCTCGCGGTGCTTAGCATTCAGCTTGTTGATGCGCTTAGAAACCGATTTGGTGTAATTCTCAAGCTCGTCGCCAGAATCAGTGGTTTCTACTGGGTCTTCTGTGACCTCAATAGAGACCTGCTCTTCTTCGACTTGCTGGGCGTTTTGGTTCTCAATCATGTGAAACTCACTATGTCATCTGGGTTAAGAATTGTGCCAATAACCTCATCATCATTGATGATCCTGACCTCGCCACCGTCTTCTAACTTGAATCGAGCGCCAGAGTAACGACCGATCAGAACCCATTGCTTTTCTTGGCACCAAGGCGTGTCGCCAAACTTTTCCGTGTCGCCGTAGCAAAGTGGCCCCATTTTTACAACATATGCCACAACCGTGGCAAGTGCCTCACGGTCTACAGTCTCTTTCAATAGGTGAATACCGCCATCAGACTGAGCTTTGCCCTTGTAAGGCAGCACCAACATGCGCCAACCCGTAGGGTCTGGCATACGCTCTAAAGCAGATTTATCAAGCAAGGTGGGGTCAAGAACGCGCTCCGTGCTTGCGACGTAAGCGGATTCCGTGGTCGGGGTAGTCAATTTAGATTTCCTTATAGAACTCTTTAATGGTTTCCTCGACCAAGTTTATAACAGTTAGCTCGCCTTGCAAACTTTTATAATGTTCTATATCTTTTAACATACCGTCCATCATGACCTCGCGGATCAATTCCTTCCGCTCAGCCATGACTCGCTTCAAGCGCGACCCAAGATCAATGTCATCCACTAAACTTTCTCATGGAAATCGAAACCACGGGTTGCAGCACCGGCACCACGCGCCTTGATCACCTTGATCTCACCACCCATCGTGCGACGAATCAGCTCAGGGGATGTAGGGCCAGATTTGATGCTTTTGGTTGGTGAATCAACCTTCTTGATTCTGCTCATATCTTTCATCAGTCTTCCTCGCTTTCTTCAGTTTCTTTCTTCACAGCGGCCTTTTTAGCCGCTTTTTTGATAATAGGCTCTTCCTCGATAACAAGCTCTTCTTGAACCTCTTCAGCGACCACTGCTTCAACCGCTGGCTCTTCAATTACAGGCGGTTCTTCGCCAGCGATTCTCGCCAACTTTGCAGCAATCCGAGCATCGCTCTTTCTTTTCTTCTCAGCAGCATCTTCAGCTTTCTTCTCTGCCAAAGCGATTTCCACTTGCCTAGCAAGCTTTTTGCTTTCGCGCAGCTCTTCGATTCGCTGTCGCACATAACTTGTTGATGAAATCAAATCAGCCATTATCGGCCTCCCATGTTTTTGTTTTGCATGTCTAGGAGCTTCAGCTCCGCTTGCTGCTCTAGGCGACGAAGTGCCACATCAAGCTTATCGTCCGCAACTTCCTTCTGGATACCAAGGCGCTGCTTGGCAATCTCTGTCTCCAACAGCTTCTCTTCAGCACGTTGTTGTTGCTTGGCCTCAAACTGCTCGTTTTCAGAATCAATGGCCTTTTCTTTCAGCATAAGCTCTTGCTGTCTAATCTGAACCAGAGGATCTGTCTCGTCGCCCTGACCAATCGACTCAAGCAGTTCTTGCGTCAATTGAGCCAAAACTGGCGATGATATCTGCTCGATTTGCATCTGAATCTGGCTTTGCATCTGTTGAAGCTGCTGGGGGGGAACCTGTCCTGACTGTTGCGCGGCCTGCATTTCTTGCATCTGTTGGTTCAGCTCTGGCGGTATCTGGTCTTGAACCATCTGACCAGCCATGAACTGCAAGTGCTGCATCATGTGTCCAATGACCATGCCCTGAAGCGGCGGGTTCTGCTTAACCACGTCGGTCAAAAACAACGATCTGTGAGCATCGATGTGAGCCTGATGGTTCTGTGGCTCAAACGCTTGCGCTGGTTGCCCCATCAAGAAGCCACTATTTTCTATGCCTGCATCAACCGGCATTGGCTGTGGTGGCGGTGGGGGCGGCTGTATGAGGCTGTCCACATCATCAACGCCGAGAGCCGAGTACATGCGCCTGTACGCCTCATAGATGCCCTGTGGCCCGTGTAGCTCAGGGTTAGATTGCACCATCGTTAGCAGCTCTTGAGCCATTGTGATGCGCTGTGATTGGCTGAAGATATTGGGATCTGATACAGGGATGACATCAACTCGGCCATCAAAATCCTGACCCATGATCTCTTGTGGGCCGTTGCGCGAGACATACGGATAGCTGGGTGGCAGATACTCGGCAAATACTTTGGCAAGAAGCTGAAATTCCAGCTTCTGGCTGTAGTGCAGGCGCTTGTGAATCGCGCTCATGACCTTGGTGCCACGCTCCAGCAGAGCCACTGTAGTGCCCACTGGCATGGCTTGATTCATATCACCGACATTCATGTCGGCTATTGACGCAAACCGCTTACCAGACTCTACAAGCAGCCCTAAGAGCTGCATGAGCACGTTGCTAGGTTCTTTGATGGGCAGCGGTATCAAGTTTTCGCGTAACGAAGCACCAGTGGTGTCGATGTCGCGGAACTCGCCCGGTTGTAATGGGCTGTCCTCGTCACGAATACGCATACCGCGAGCCTTGAAGCCTGCTGGCAGGTTCGCCAAAGTGCCTGCATCAATGAGCTGGCGCAGAATCGACGTGGCCGACTTGGAAATGCCACCGATCATGTGGCTTAGCCCTAGACCATAAAAACCGAGTCCCGGTAAAAACTTATACTGCACGAAGAAGTTGATCTTAGCCTTGCGCGGGTCAGTCTCGATGTAGTTGCGTCTGATCGACAAAACTTTTTGGCTTCCTTCGTCTATCGTGACGATGTACGGCAGCTTCAAGCCTGTAGGCTCGCCATCCTCTCCTACGTCCTCAAAGCCGGGTATATCAAGTATGGTGTGCGTCTCAAAAACGACGTGATCACGGTCTTCTTGATACGAAGGCTCCATGCCCTCGATCTCGTCAATCTGCTCGTCAATGTCGCTTCGGCTGACGGTCATAGAACCGCCCTTCAACTCGACATCGGCATAAAACCCGTTGATCTGCTGCTTTTTGATCTCGTTACGGCTCATGTTGAGAACGTGCGTCACACGCTCTGCGCTGAACAGATCGGTGGCCTCGTAAGGCACAATAAGATCTTGAGGCTCGATGAACTTGCTCATTGCACGGCTTGTGCCAGTGTCGAAGTACACTTTCTTGAAAGCCGAGCCTGCGAGCGGCAGATAGAACAGGAGCATATCCAGCTCTGGGTCGTACTCTTCCATGATGTTCATGATGTAATAATTCATGAAGTCTTGGACGCGACCAGCCTGCATTTCGACCTCTGGGCTGCGTACACCCACGATTTCGGTCTTGACCGGCCCCTTGGCGGGTAGCAGCTCTTTGTACGCCTGCGCCTGAAACTGCGTAACCGATTCCGCCAAGATTGGGTGAATAACGCCGCTTGAGCCTTCAAAGGGCTGGCTGCGAGACTCATCGAACTTCATGCCCAGATACTTCAAACCATCGGTGTACGTCTTTTCCCACTCGCTACGGCTTTCTTTGTCTGATTTGATCGAACCAATAACATCGCTCGCCAGCTTGGATAAATCACTGTCTGAGATGAAATCAACCAAGTTCGCGTTGAAGTCGGTGTCTATCTGCTCCTCAACAGCGTCGATCTCGTCATCAATCAGTATCTCTTCTTCCCGCACCAATATCTCGGCTGCGTTGCGGATCTCATCGTTGCGAGTCATCTCAGGCTCGATTTCCATCGCGCTACCCATCGGCATCACGTCAGGATCGTTCTCTGTGCCCAAGCCTTGTTTTTCAATCGCCATTAGTAATATACCTGTCTGTCACGCCTTAAAAACTCAGCCTCTTCAGGGTAATCGTCTTGCAAGCTCAAAAAGCCGCCTTGACGGAACCGCATCAACGCCATCGTTGCCGAGTCACAGTAATCGTCGTTATCGCCAAACGGAAAGCTCGCCATTTCTTCAATCACCTCATCGGCAAAGCTTTCATCTGGTGCCCAAACCATGCCCGACTCAAAGATCGGCGCAACGCTGTTCATTCGGGCAATCTTATCTTGGCCTCTCGATGGTGTATAGGCCGTCACTGGGATGCCCATGCGCCGAAGCTCTTGAGTCAGTGGCGTACCACTGGCTTTGGCCTCGATCAAAATGCAGTCTGGCTCCCAATACTTGTACTCTTCGTAAGCCAATCGCTTCAGCTCAGGAAAATCCAACCTGACTCGTTTGGCGTCTAGCAATATAATTGCTTGAACATTGTCATCTGGCGACTGAAATATCGCCCATGTGGTTATGGCCGAGTAGTCGGCAGTCTCTTTTTTGCTAAACGCGGTGTCGTAGCTCTGAATGACGTATTCATAAGATGGCACCCAGTCCTTTTCCCACTTACGCCACCACTCTCGCTTCACGATAGAGCCAGCTTCAGCGGTTGGGTTTTGCATCCACTGAGCATTCCATTTGCTGATTGGTAGAGACGCTTTCACCGACAAAAGCTCTTCTTTCTTCCAGAACTCAGGCCAGAGCGGAGTATCAGATTCGGGCATAATGGCGGGGAACTCGACAACCTCCCACTGGTCAGCGTGATCGTCGCCCTGCTTCTTGAGAACCTTCCCTACAAGGTCTTTCGTTGACCATCGAGTCATTACAATGATGATCGTTCCGCCCGGCTGTAAACGCTGCCGTGGCCCTGACGTGTACCACTCGTAAGCCGACTCCATTGCCGTAGGCGATAGCGCGTCTTGCTCTGAGTGCGGATCGTCAATGATCAAAAGGTCAGCGCCGCGACCCGTGATAGCACCGCCAACACCTGCGTAGAACGATTCACCTTCTTGGTTTGTTGTCCAACGGCCAGCAGACTTGTTGTCCGCCTGCAATTGTAGGTCTGGAAATATTTGAGAGTAATCATCCGAGTCGATGATATTTCTGACTTTTCTGCCGAATCTAACCGCCAGCTCAGCCGTGTGCGTGGTTTGAATGATCTTGAGATCACCCTTGCGCCCCATCATCCAAGCAGGAAAGTAAGTACTCGCAAACTCAGACTTAGAGTGTCGAGGAGGCAAGCAGACGATCAACCGCTTCAGCTTGCCTTGTGCAATCTTGTTGAACTTGTCGCCAATAATCTTGTGATGACGGCCCAATATACACTCAGGCCACATATGCTTGACGAACTCAATGAAGTCACCCTGACACTTGTCCTGCTTTTCCATTTGGTCATAACGGGACAGAAGCGCCAAGGCTTCGTTTTGATCCTGCTCGCTCAGGATCTCAAAGTCTTTCAGCGAGAGTTCAGACATTTTCCCAAGCTTCCCCTTGGAACAAAAGCGCCTCTGCTTCACGCCTTCGGATCAAACCGTCTAATACTTTGCCGCCAGCTTTATTCCATCTACGGATCTGGTGTGGCACGTCCGCCATGTCACCTTCATTCAAACGCTTCAGTAGCGTGGAGGATTTTAGGTTGGTTGGGCCAAGGTTGTATGTCCAAGCCACTAGCGCGTCAAACTGACTTTGCGTCAGCTCTGCATCAACCAGCTCGTTGACGTAACCCTCAAACTCTTGCAGATCATCAACGAGCATGTCATCAGCGTCTTTCTGGGTGCAGGAATCGCCATCACTGACACCTCGGGTATGACCATAACCAATCGTCCAGACGTTAGCTGAGCACTGATATGCTTTCAGTTCGCAGCCCTCGAACTTTTTAATCAGGGATATCCCCTCCTCGCTGGTCACTCTCATCTTCGAGTTCCTCGTCCAAATTTTTGTAATATTGTACAATAGTGAGCACTTGGCGGATATATCTTTTAACTTCCGCCATGTTCGTTGATAGGTTCTCATAACCCTTTGTCGATAAGCCATAGTAAGCGTTCGTCGGGGCGTTACCCTCTTCAAGATCATCAAGATATTCCTGCATCGTCTGAGGCGTAAGAACCTTCCATTCGACAGGCAGTGTGGATATGGCGTTTGGCAGTGCAGGGTGGTAGACGGCTGCTGGCTTGATGACCGTGACAACCTCGACAGGCTTGGTTTCAGGGATGTATGGCTCTCGACCTAGCAGTCCACAACCACTAAGAAGCAGGATCGGTAATAGTTTCCAGATCACTTAAAACCCCCTTAGTGCCACGGTTGATGATGTTTTCAATCAGACCCGGTTTGCGTAGCGACAGCACATTCATATCGTGCTTTGCGAACTTTTTTCTAATCGACTCCACCTCTTGCTGAGCCTGTGCGTTAGCAGCCTGAAGCTCGTTGACTCGATCCAATATACGCTGCTGGCGCTCTTCCGCCTCAGTGAGTTGGTTGTTCAAGTTGGATATGCTGTTTTCTAGGACTAATTCGTTTTCGGCGGCAACGCGAAGCTTGGTAGCCATTGCCTCTTTCTCAGCCTCAGTCTTGTCCGCATACATCTTGAAAGCCCCGCCCGTAAGAACCAAGGCCACGCCCAGAACACCCGCTACCTGCCACATGCTATTTCCTATTCGACCATGCTTGTGCGCCAAAGAACGCTGCCAGTATACCCGCGACAGATACAAAGTAGACCGCTGCCATATCACCTAGAATCGTTGCTGCTTGCACCAGCCCGAAAAGCTCCGATGCCACAACCAAGCTGGGGTAGAGCAACATGCCCCACAAGGCAAACCATGACATAGCCCTTTGTGCATCAGCACGTTCATGTTGTAGCTGTAGCTCTTGCAGTTCTTTACTGGTGTTTAACTCTTCGTCGGTAACAACACCGTCGCCATCCGCATCGTATTCGGCGTATTCGCTACCTTCCTCTAGCCGTTTTGCACTCATAAGGAATCACCGTTTCGTATGTAGATAATTTCAAAAGCTGCGGAAATGTCGAAAGTGACAGAATTAGATGAAGATAGTGCCCTTACTTCGATATCTGACTTCTCTGTAAATTTTAACGGAACCGCAAAGGTTTCTTCGATGTGCATACCTGTTGTCAAAGACTTAACGTCCTTTGACTGGAATACTTCCCCAAACGGTCTGACCGACAAAATTAATTTGCATACCGCAGGGGTATT